TGACTTCATAACATTTCTTTTTGTTTTCAATGGGTTAGCGGGCGATACCCCGTGCCTCCTGCCCCCTCCCCGCCAAGCTGTCGCACCCAAAGAACGTGCGTTTTCACGTCGATCTGAGGCAGAGAATTTCATTTCGGGGTCGGAAGCCAACGTTCTGCGAAGTAGGTCCGCTCCGCTACCTATTCTTTCCTTAGAACGTGCGCTGCTGAGCGATCTAATCTTAGAACTCGAACTTCAGCGCGCGTTGAGGTAGGATATTTCGTCTGCTGAACTGCCCTCAGAACGCGACGATCTGACCCCTGTATTTCGTTCTCTCAGCTGCTGCGCTCCGACCGGCGGGTCGTAGAAGAGAAACTTATTCCTCTCAAACTCGATCTGCCTCTAACGTTAGCCTGCACTACGTGCAGGTCTCTGTCGAGGTAGAACGGGTGGTTCCTGTCCTTGGGGAAGCCGTCAGCTCCGATGGCCGTGTCGTAGCCGCGCTCCTCGACCATCCTCTTCGCGCCGTCGTGGCAGGTAGCGCAGAGGGACTGGACCTCGCCGTAGAAGAACAGCTGCCGGTCGCCCCTGTGCGGCACCACGTGGTCCACCACGGTGGCCGGCTCCAGGCGGCCCTCAGCCTCACACATCTTGCAGAGGGGGTGCTGCCTGAGCTGCAGGGCCCGCCGGTCGCGCCACCGCTTGCACCGGTACCAGTCCCTGTACTTCGTGCTGCCTCGCGACACCGGACCTTCCTCGCATGGCTACCAGCGGGCCCCAGCATCACCACTGAGGAGCGCAATCAAATCCAGCATCGTTCACGACTTACGCCGAGGCCAGCCGTAGCCTCGGCAGCGGATCGTCTGCCGGACGTCCGCGCCGCTGAGGGCGCCGCTTGTCGTCCGCTCGCTCGATGTCCTCGACCAGCAGGTTCAGCGGCACGCGCCGGTCCGCGAGGATCAGCGCGCGGTCAGTCGAGATGAACCGGACGAACGTGCCGTAGTACCCTGAGAACGAGCCGGCCAAGACGCGGACCCGCATCCCGGCCAGGAAGAGGGGAACTTCCTCCACGGCGTCGACCGGCAAGACGCCGGCCGTCGCCTTGGCGGTCAGCTGGTCGACCACGCGCCGCGGCACTCTCGAGATCTCGTCCCCGAAGGTGACGAAGCCCACGACGTCGACGACGTCTCGGATGGCCAGCCAGAGGCCGCGCGCCACGACGAAGATGTAGCCGGGGAAGGCCGGCACCAGGTCGCTGACGACCTTGCCGCCTCGGACGGCCTGCCGCCGGACCCAGAACAGGAGGTGCTCGTAGCGCCGCCGCTCGAGGCGCTTGCTGACGGCGCGCTCCCGGTTCGGGGCTGTGATCAGGAGGGACCAGTCCTCGGCCAAAGCGGGCTCCCCACGGAGAAGCTCGCCGCCTGCTATACGACCAGCTGTGGGGCCTTGTAAACCAAGCAGGCCCCAACGGCGGCCCAGTCCCACCGCGCCGGCCCGCCGTGCCAGTCCCCGAGGCGGTCCACCTCGCGGAAGTCCTCCTCGAGCAGCCGCCGAGCGGCCAGGCCGGGGAAGAGGAACAGCGACTGGTCCTTCCTTACGGCCACGAACACCCTGCCGCCTGCCCGGCACCGCCGCTCGATCCAGGCGACTTGGGTCGGGTCGATCGGGACCCGCCAGCCGCGGCAGGCTTTGAACTCGACCCACCCCTCCGTGCCCTGGCTGCAGAAGTTGCCGTCCGGCACGCCAGCCCCGACGCCCCAGGTCTCGATCGACTGCCAGTCCCAGCCAGCTCGGAGGTGCTCGCGGAAGATCCGCCGGAGGTGCCCGTCCATGGGACTTCCATCCTACAGGATCTTGGGCCAGGTCCCGAAGGATGTCTGGGCCAAAGAGGGAAAGTCGTTTGTTTTCAACGAGGTTAAGTCCGTGCTGGAGGGGCTGAGTCACACAAGGCCAGGGGGTCGCGCGGGCGCGCGGCGGCGCGAACCGGTCGAGACCAAAAAACCAGGGCCCACCGACTTGTGTGGCGGGACGGCCAGGCGTCGACTTTCGGGTCGCCACTGACAAAAAACTGTTTGCGGCCAGAGGGTTGGCTAGTTTATAGGGAGATCCCAACGACCCCCGGCCAGTAGGGTGAAGTCGGTGAAGTCGGTGATTGCCCTTTCCGCTACACGCATATCGAGATTTCCTATAGAGCAACCACCACCATAGGTAGCTTAAAAACCCCCTGGAATAGGTGATGAGGGTGAATGGAGCGAGTACGCGTGTAGAGGGAACGCGCGCCACCGACTTCACCGACTTCACCCTATTCGACCTGGCCCCGGCGGCGGTCCCACTCACCCTGGCCCGTGATGGCAGCAGTGTGGACCCGGAGGGTCTCGGGCATGCACCTGTCGCACCGGGGGTGGACTTCCAGCGCCCAGCTCCCGAAGGCGCGGCACAGGGCGTCGAGGTTCCTCTCCGCCTCTGGCTCACCTACGGCCTTGCCGCACAAGTTGCACCTCATTGCATCCTCCTCCAGCCTTCGAGGGACAGCTTGAGCACCTCGTCCAGCCTGTCCCGCGGTGACATCCACTCAGGAGCGTACGCCGGCTGCCGCCGGCCCTCGATGACCCACAGGCCGTCCTTAGCAGCCGGGTTCCTGACGGGGACGTAGCCCGACTGCTCGAACAGGAACGGGATGCGCCTGGCGTTCTTCTTGTTCGTCAGGTAGTCGAACATCCCGTCGTCGTACCGGCTGACCCGGAAGTGGTCGATGATCTTGGCGAGGGTCACCACGTTCTTAGCCGAGTAAGACTGGTGGACGGCGTCGATCGCGTCAGAGAAGTCAGAGCTCTCGCTGGTCCGGTTGGAGTTCACGACCTCGAAGAACGCCTCAGTCTGCGGCGGCCTCGCGTTGGGGTCGAACGCGGACACGTCCAGCTGGGTCAGGTAGGCGGCGACGTGGTTGAGGCCGCCCGAGCGGTACCACTGGAACAGGTCGTTGAAGTACCCCGGGTCGAAGTCCTCCAGCTTGCAGTCGCTCCAGCAGAAGCAGTGCCGGCGGTCCTCCGCGGGCAGGTACAGGCCGCCCGTCTTGTGGTTGGTCGTGATCACGACGCCCGTCAGGTTCATCACGTGGTACTCGGGGCGGTACTTCTCGTTGATGCGGTGGGTCGGGCGGCCGCTCGTGATCATGTCCTTCATGTGCTCGTACAGGGCGAACCTCGAGATCCTGCTGTCCTGGTCGCCGCCGAGGTCCCGCGCCTCGTTCACGCACATGACCACGCTCTTCAGGAAGTCGTTGTTCCTGCCCATCACGTCCTGCGGGCCGACGTCGCACCAGTTCCAGGTCCCGACGGCGTGCCTGACGGGGTCGAGCAGGGCGTCTTTGCCGAGGCCCTGCTCCTTCGACCCGAGTATCAGCGCGTGGTTGATCTTGACCCCTGGGTGCTGGACCCGGTGCGCGAACCAGGCGCAGATGTGGTCCCACTCGCCGGGGAACAGCTTGCGGCCGTGGGCGACCCACCTGGCAGCTCCGCTCGGGTCTCCGCGCGGCGCGTCCGGCGGGCGGTACAAGTTGAACATCGCCTTGCCGGGGGCGCTGACCACGCCGGCTTTGACGCACAGGTAGTCCCGTATGACCATCGGCTGGCCCGGCCACCACGTCATCTGCTCGACGGGCTGGTTCTTGTCTAGCCACCGGCTCGGCTCCGCGAACTTCTGCTTGCCGCGGATCGTCCCGACGAGGACGGGCGGCAGGCGAGAGTTCAAGGACGTAGACGGCCAGTCGTCGCCGGACACCGCGTGGATGTACCTGTGGGTCGTCATCAGAGCGTAGAACTCGGTGATCGACAGGTTCTGTCGCTCAGCCCTCTTGTGTGCCCACGCGATCGCCCTGGCGGCGTCGCGCCGCTTCATCTCCTGCGTGCTCCGCTTCCTCGCGTGCTCGCTGACGGGGTGGTCCCGCGTCAGGATGACCGCTGCGATCTCGTCGTCGCCGTACCCCTCGCGGATCATGACCAGGGCGACGTCAGTCATCCTGACGCTCGTGTCAGCTCTGTCGAGGCACTTGTCCAGGACGTTCTTGACCATGGGGTGCAGCTTGTCGAGGTCGACGACCGGCAGCGCATCTGACAGCGACACCTCGTCCGCTCCGAAGACCTCGTCGCTGGAGGCCTCCTCGCGCCTGAACTCTTCGAACCCGTGGCTGCCGTCCCACGAGCTCACCGTCCTGGTCTCGCACGGGACCCGGCCGCGCCGCAGCTTGGTCTTGTTCGGCCAGTTGACCGTGCCGGGCAGCCGCAGGATGCGGTCGACGTTCCTGGTCGACGGGTCGGCCCCCAGGTCCTTGGCCAGGGCGTAGTTGGCGGCCTCGGCCAGGTCGAAGTCCTCGACCGGCTGCTGCAGCCGCCACAGGACCTGCAGGCCGTTGCCGCTGTCGACGACCAGGGCCGGCCGCTTCACCAGCTGGGCGACGAGCGGCCCCATCCTGGCCTTGAAGTCAGCCGGGCTCTCGTCGTCGCGGGGGTCCGCGTACACGTGGAGGTACTCGACCCTGGCGACGTCCTCCTTGGACGCCTTCTTGCTCACGACCCGCAGCAGCGGGTTCAAGCTGTAGTAGATGTTCTTCCGCTCGGCCGCCTCCTCCTGGACGAACTGCTCGCAGGCCTGCAGCGAGGCCAGCGTCTTCGTCCGGGTCTTGCCGTCGGGCACGATGGACGTGAGGACCCACGGCCCGCTGGGCCGCAGGTCCCTGAGGAAGCTCACAGCGGTGAACAGGTTCAAGCTGGGGTCCGCCGGCACCAGCTCCTCCCGCCTTCTCAGTGGTTAAGCTGCCTGCTTCTTCTCCCAGCCGACCACCGTCAGGGTCGGCGCCTTGATGCGGCCGTAGTCCGCGTGCTCGTAGACCCGGACCCCGATCTCCACGACGGGCCACTCGTCAGGCCGCTGCCTCATGGCCTTGCCGTACGTCCGGCACAGGTCCTGGACCGCCCCGACCGCGCCCATCGACGAGGCCGGGAAGGTGAACATCGTCGTCTCGTCCATCCCCTTGTCCGGGACCTTCAGGACGAGGTAGTTCGTGAACTGCCAGGGGTCGCGGGGCTTGCCGAAGCCGTCCTGCTCCCAGTGCTCCTTCTCCGTGTCCCCGAGGTCGTCGCGCTTGGGCGGCACGAACCCCTCGTGGAGCAGCCCCATCTCCTGCTGCTCGGGCCGGTTGTCCCACCACTTGACCCACCCGATCAGGATCTGGTCCATCAGGGCGACGTACTTGGTCCCAGCGGGCACCTCGTCGTCGTCGATGATGTAGTCTCCCTTGGAGAACTTGAGGATGCGGCCGACGATGTTCCGCCGCATGCTCTGGTTGCCGTAGGCCTCGTAGACGTTCTGCGCGCTCGGCGTCGGCACTCGGTCCTCGCGCTCTGCCACTTCAGTGCTGGTCATAGTCCTCACACTCCTCGCCCTCGCATCCTCACGGTAGGCTCCAGGGGTCCGAGGGACTCGATCTCCCTGGCCACAGTCAGGCGGTCCGTAGGCTCGCCCGCTGAGCTGAACTCCTCGACTACGATCCCGGCGTCCGCGCACACCTGCCGCAGCGCGGCCATGTCCACGGTGTTCCTGCCCTTCACCGAGCTCCAGGTCACCACGTGGGGGACCTTGCGCAGCCCCTTGGCCCGCAGGCGGTCCTTGATCAGCGCCTGCAGCCACTTGACCTCCTCCTCGGCGTCCGCGGCGTCCTGCCGGACGTGCAGCAGCTGCCGGCACAGGTCCATGACCTCCGCGACGAACTGCGCCTCGATCGGCAGTCCCCGGCTGGACCCGTCAGCCGGCGGCCTGTCCGCCAGCCCGCAGATCCTAGTGTGCGGGCACCAGTCGCACTCGCGGCCGCCGGCGATGTAGCCCTCCGGCAGCAGCTCGGCGCCGCTCCTGGCCGTCAGGACCTGGGCGGCCCGGGCCTTGGCGACCTCGTACACCGCTGGGTCGAACTGGACCGCGTACTCTGACACCTCGTCGACGAACGAGGCGTCCGTGTACGA